ATGGACCTTTGGAAGAGAATTGAAGCAAGCGGAGCTGGTGAACCCGGTATTTACTTGACTAACGACAAAGATTGGGGAACTAACCCTTGTTGTGAAATTGCTTTGAGACCATTCCAATTCTGTAACCTTACAGAGGTAAACGTGTCTAATGTTGTATCACAAGAAGATTATGAAGATAGAGTTAGGGCAGCATCGTTCTTAGGAACTCTACAAGCTGGTTACACTAACTTCCACTATCTAAGACCAATTTGGCAAAGAACAACTGAGAAAGATGCGTTGATTGGAATTTCCATGACAGGTATTGGTTCAGGTGCGGTTTTGAAATTAGATATGAAAGCAGCGGCAAAAGTTGTTAAAGAAGAAAATAAAAGGGTTGCAGAGTTGTTGAATATCAATCCAGCGGCTAGAGCAACTACAGTTAAACCTGCGGGAACAACATCATTAACTCTCGGTACATCATCAGGGATTCATGCTTGGCATAATGAATATTATATTAGAAGAGTAAGGGTTGGTAAGAACGAAGCGATATACACTTACTTAAACGAAAATCATCCTGAATTAGTTGAAGATGAATATTTCAGACCACATGACACAGCGGTTATTGGTATCCCACAAAAAGCACCTGAAGGGTCTATTTTGAGAAACGAATCACCAATCCAACTTCTTGAGAGAGTTAAGAAAGTTCATATGGAATGGATTAAACCAGGTCACAGAACAGGAAATAATTCTCACAATGTATCGGCTACTGTGTCTATTAGAGAACACGAATGGCCTGCAGTTGGTGAGTGGATGTGGGAAAATAGAGACCACTATAATGGACTATCAGTTCTGCCATATGATGGGGGTAGTTATATTCAGGCACCTTTTTCTGATTGTACTAAAGAGGAGTATGATAAGTTAATGGAAACACTTCATGATATTGATTTGTCTAACATTGTTGAGTTGGATGACGATACAGACTTGAGTGGTGAGGTGGCTTGTGCCGGTGGAGCGTGTGAAGTAACACTAGTATAACCTATGGAATATATACACAACTAAAGGGAATTAAAATTCCCTTTTTTTGTTTTATGATGATTATATTTAAAAAAAACATCGTTAGTAGATATTTATTGGTATGAATACAAGAATATGTCCTAAATGTGAATGTGAAATAATTTATGAGAATTATAAATCATTTCATTCTGCAAAAACAAGAAATAGTGTTTGTAAAAGTTGTAGAACTAGAATCGCAAATGCCAGTGATAAGAGAAACTCAAAAATGGAAAACAATCCTGCGTGGAAAGGATATAAAGAAATACCATATAGTTGGTTTAGTAAATACTTCGAGAGAAAAGGAAGAAAAAAAACAGGAAATGTAAAAATTTTTGAAATTCACGATTTATGGATAAAACAAAATAAAAAATGTGTATTATCAGGTTTAGATATTGATTTTGTTAAAACAGAAAAAGGAATATCGGCCTCGATAGATAGGATTGATTCTGATGGAGATTATGTTTTAGAAAACATACAGATAGTTCATAAAGATGTTAATCTTATGAAAAATTCATTTCCACAAGAATATTTTATAGAATTATGTAAAAAAATTAGTGATGGAAAATACAGAAAACAAGGAAAGGGAGAAAAATAAACTTCTCCCTTCCTATTATTACATTGAAGGAAAAATGATAGTCTTTACTGAAGACTATCATAAAGATAGAGGTCATTGTTGTGGGTCAGTAAATGGGTGCCGTCATTGTCCTTATGAACCAAGAGGAGTAAAAGGAAATACTACTTTATATGAAAAATAGTCTGCGTATATTTATGTAATATGGCAGACGGTACTACATACGGTTTATTTTTTCCATTTCAAGATTCAAGAAGAGGAGACTACTTAGCGCTTACAGAATTTGAACAACAAGAAGTAAGGTCGGATTTAATCCATTTATTATTAACAAGAAAGGGTACGAGATATTTTTTACCGGATTTCGGTACAAAACTATACGATTATATATTTGAACCCTTTGATGGATTAACTTTTAATGCAATAGAATCTGACATCAGGGATTCAATATCAAGTTATATGCCTAACCTTATTGTTAATAATATATCTATCGAACCTATAACTCCTGAGGACGAATCCGATGGAACAATTACTGGTACAATAGGTAGTGTTAGAGTTTATGACATATATAGAGTACCGGGTAAAAACACATACGAATACACCGCAAAAGTTAGAATAGATTATTCTATTAATAATCTTACCTTTTCACAAAGTGATTTCGTTATTATAAATATTTAATACAATATGGCTAACAATAAAATTTCGTATACAGTCAGAGATTACCAAGGAATAAGGGCGGAATTACTTAACTACGTAAAAACATATTATCCTGAGTTAATTCAAGATTTTAGTGATGCGTCAGTATTTTCAGTATTCTTAGATTTAAATGCCGCTGTTGCCGATAACTTACATTATCACATCGATAGAAGTATACAAGAAACTGTATTACAATATGCACAACAAAGGTCATCAATATATAATATTGCTAGAACTTATGGACTGAAAATTCCTGGACAAAGACCTTCGGTATCTTTGGTTGATTTTTCTATAACAGTTCCGGCATTTGGTGATAAAGAAGATGAAAGGTACTTGGGTACATTGATTAGAGGTTCACAGGTAAGTGGTGCGGGTATTGTTTTTGAGAACATATATGATATTGATTTTACATCACCTTACAACGCTCAAGGTTTCCCAAATAGACTTAAGATACCAAATTTTAACTCAAATAATGTTTTGTTAAATTATACAATAACAAAAAGAGAACTTGTTGTTAATGGTATTACAAAAGTATTCAAGAGAGTTATTTCACCAAATGATGTTAGACCATTTTTTGAATTGTTTTTACCTGAAAAAAATGTTTTAGGTATAACAAGTGTATTGTTAAAGAATGGTACAGACTATACAAACATACCACCAGCGGCTGAGTTTGTTGGTTTAGCGAACAGATGGTATGAGGTTGATGCGCTTGCTGAAGATAGAGTTTTCATCGAAGACCCTACAAAGGTTGCTGACCAACCAGGAATAAAAGTCGGTACATATATTCAAACTAGTGATAGATTTATTTCCGAATATACACCTGAAGGATTTAAAAAGATGACTTTCGGTGGAGGAACAACATCCGCTCAAGACCAACTTAATTTATTTACTAATTTAGGTGGACCTTTGAATATACAAAATTATTTAAATAATTTTTCATTAGGTTCTGCATTAGTTCCAAACTCTACACTGTTTGTTCAGTATAGAGTTGGGGGTGGTTTAGCAACTAACTTAGGTACTAATGTGATTAATCAAGTAGGTACAGTTTCGTTTTTTGTTAATGGTCCATCAGAAGTTACAAACCAGTCGGTTGTAAATTCACTAAGGTGTAATAATGTGACCGCAGCAATAGGTGGGGCAAATCAACCAAACATAGAAGAAGTTAGAAACTTTGTTTCATTTAATTTCTCCGCACAAAAAAGAGCGGTTACTGTAAATGATTATGAAGCGATTATTAGAAATATGCCCTCACAATTTGGTGCACCTGCTAAGGTTGCAATAACAGAAAACAACAATAAAGTTAAAGTACAAATATTGTCATACGATACGCAAGGTAAATTAACAAGTGTTGTTTCAAATACGTTGAAACAAAACCTCGCAACATACCTTTCAAACTATAGAATGTTGAATGACTATATCTCAATACTAACCGCTGAGGTTATTGATTTAAGTGTTGAGGTTTCTATAGTGTTAACGTCCGCACAAAATTCAGGACAAATCATAACCGATGTTGTAAGTAGAATTTCAAATTATTTTAATCCACAGTTCAGAGAACTTGGTCAAAATGTTAATATTTCTGAACTAAGAAGTATCATACAAAATCAAACAGGTGTTCTTAATGTAACGGGAATGGATTTTTATAATTTGGTTGGGGGACAGTATTCGTCCGCACAAACATCAATGTTATATGCTGACGAAGAAACAAGAAAAATACAACCTGTAGATGATACTTTATTTGCCGAACCAAACCAAGTTTATCAAGTAAGATTTCCAACAAAAGATATCAAAGTCAGTGTAAAGAACTATCAAACAACTACATTATCTTAATTCGTTTATTTATTTAATTAAAGTCTTAACTTTTATGGTGGGTAAAAATTTGCCCTAAACTATTTATAGATTAAAGATTACATGGGTCAAAGCCTGAGAATTAGAAGTAAGCTTGGAATTAATCAAACATTAAACGTACCTCTCGACCAAGAATATGAGTTTTTGGAGATTTTATCTTTAAAAATTCTACAGGCAGACATATATACTCGC